TGCGCCACTTGTCTACCGTTTGTATAGCGTATGTCTAAAAAAGATGTGAGACTGACGCTTGTAAAAGCGCAAACAGATATTCATGTATCGTTACCATTGGCCGAGGGCGGCATATCGGCGGGTTTTCCCTCTCCGGCGGAAAACTTCATCGAACGCCGCATCGACCTGAACCGGGACTTGGTTAAGGACCCGGAATCTACGTTTTTTGCGTGGGTGGACGGACAAAGCATGAAAGACGACGGAATCAACGACGGGGATTTGCTGGTTATCCGCAAGACTCCCGTACCCGATAATGGCGATATATGCGTTTGTTTTTTGAACGGGGAATTTACGCTGAAACGGGTAAAGAAAGAACAGGATAAATTATGGCTGCTCCCGTCGAATGAGAAATACCGGCCTATCGAGGTGCACCCGGACGATGAGTTGACCGTCTGGGGTAAAGTGCTCGCGTCGATCAACCTTTTCGTAAAGTTATGGTAGGTATCTGCGACGCGAATAATTTCTATATTTCGTGCGAACGTGTCTTTAACCCGGCTTTGAACGGTCGCCCGGCGGTGGTGCTGTCCAATAACGACCGTTGTATCATCGCGCGAAGCAATGAGGCGAAGGCCATCGGACTAAAAATGGGCCAACCGATTTATCAGGTGCGGGACACGCTTCGCACTTACAACGTGGCGTTGTGCTCTCCGAATTTTCCGCTGTATCAGGATATGTCCGACCGGATGCAGGCAATACTGAAACGTTTCGCCCCGACAATCGTTTATTCGATTGACGAAGCCTTTTTGGATTTCCGGGGTTTCGATCCCGGTAAACTGGACGCGCTCGGCCACACGATCAGCCGGACGGTACGGCACTCGACCGGGCTGCCGGTCAGCATCGGGATCGCACCGACCAAAACGCTGGCGAAGATCGCATCGAAGCTGTGCAAGAAGTATCCAAAACTGAACGGCTGCTGTTTGATGCACAAAGCGGAAGATATTGAAAAGGTATTAAAGAAATTTCCCGTCGGCGATGTATGGGGCATCGGGCCGAGGTATGAAAAAATGCTGAACGCCGCCGGAGTGAATACGGCCTACGATTTTACGCAGATGCCCCCGCAATGGGTACGCAAAAAAATGTCGGTCGTGGGACTGCGGACGTGGAAAGAGCTGCGCGGAGAACCCTGTATCGAGATCGACGAGATCGCCCCCGACAAGCAACATATATGCACGTCGCGTTCGTTCCCGTCCGAAGTGTCGGATTTCGACATGCTGCATACCGCCGTAGCTTCGTTTACGGCGACGTGCGCCGAAAAGTTACGCAGACAAAAGAGCGTTTGCGGGGAACTGTACGTGTTCATCTATACCGACTGGCACAAGGAGCAATCGCAAAGTTTCGAACGGCGCATCGTAAAACTCGTTACGCCGACGGACAGCACGTTGGAATTGACCGCTATGGCCGCCGACGCTCTGCGGCAGATTTACAGGAGCGGTTTCGGTTACAAAAAAGCCGGAGTGATTTTAGGGGATATTTCGCCCCGAACGGGCGTACAGGTTTCCCTTTTCGATCCGATCGACCGGGGTAAACATTCCCGGCTGATGTCCGTCATGGACGATCTGAACCGCAAACAGGGACGTGGGACGGTCGGCGTTGCGGCAGGGCGGCATAAACTGTTGGAGACGGTGCACGAACATCTGTCGCGGCAATTCACGACCGATATAAATGACATTCTGAAAGTAAAAGCCAAGGATTGATTTCAGTTAGCTGATTTCTCTATGATTCGCCGGTCCATCATATTGCGGGGCGACCACATGGCTTTTGAAACTTCGTAGGCTTCCATTCGCTCGGATGGAAATTTCCGAAACAGTGTCTTTATTTCTTGGTCGGGCAGATCGGGATCGAGCCAACGGTCCACGTTATTCGGGTCGATGATTAAAGGCATGCGAAACGGGCTATTGCCTCCGTTATGTACTTGGCTCATTAGTTCGTTTGCCCCAATGGTTATCATTGTATAGGATTCTATATCTTCTCCGGTGTCCGGGTCTTTCCAACTGCTCCATAATCCGCCGATGGAAAATATTTCGGTTTCGGGCAGGTGGGCGTAATAAGGCGCTTTCGTTCCGTCCGGATTATAATGGGGTTCGAAATATCCCGTTGACGGAATGATACAGCGTTTGTGTTCGATGGAAAGTTTATAGGGCCAAGTGTCGAACACTTTTTCCGCTTTGGCATTTTTGTACCAACCGCTTTTATCTTTCTGCTGCACCGTTTTCCAATCTTTCGTATTGTAGGGAATCAGGCCCCAGCGCATGGGCTTTAACTGTTCTTCGTCGGTCACGATGGCCGAAAAAGGACTGAGTATGGCGGGAACGTTATATGCTCCGTCGGTCAGGTCGAATATTTTTTCCCCGTTGCGGCGACGTTCCTCGACGATCTCTTTCCATGCTTCGATAATATCCGTTTTCCGCCCGTATTCCCGTGCGATTTGTTCGGCGTTTTTACTTTGAGAATTATTAAAACACATAACCGTCTAAAATTTAGGTGTCTTAATACCAAAAATTATTCCGCTTCCACACGTTTAATCATTCTCATTTTTATAGCCGTAATGGTTGCAGAAGGAACCTTTACCTGCATGTTTATTATATGGTCAGCTAATTCTTTCGCCCGAATCGGTTGATTAATACTGTCATATACATTAACCAACTCAAATAACGGAGCAAATTTTCCGGGACACATCTGCGATGCTAATTCAAAACATACTTTTGCTTGCATAAGATGATGTCGTTTTTTATAATTATCGCCTTTTAACATTTGAATATCACAGTCATTCAAATATTTTTCACAGCTACGAATTATTTCTGCGCTATTGTCCCAATATCTCATATTGTTAAGTAGCGCGGCGTAATTATAAAGGAAAAAAGGGTTATTGTGAAAGTCAGGGTGCAAATTTTCATATTCGGATAGAAGTTCTTTAGTCGTTCCGTGCTTTATCTGATTAATAGCTTGATTCCATTTGCGATCATAGTACATATTTTTCATATTGAACGACAATAAAACTATGGATAACAATGCAACTGCATGTTTGAAAATCCGAAATTTATTTGGCGATCGCTCTTGATAGTTATAGAGGGTGGAAGATAAATAACTTATGCAAAAACCAACTTTTAAATACCATTCAACAAGCCCTGAAAAACCGCACTCCGCAACTTAACGGTGAAAAGTACCTCACCAACCGAGAGGTCTGCCAACTTTTGCGTATTTCACCCCGTACCCTCCAAAATTGGAGGGACACGGGGAAAATACCGTTTATTAGGCTGAAAGGGAAGATTCTGTATAAGGAATCAGAGATTTTGAAAGAACTAAAATAGCTAAACCAATAAAAATAGTCGGCAGGGAACATCTTGCCGACTATTTTTTGATGTTATTATACCGTTTTGAATATGGTCTTTTGAACACGCTTCTTTGTCGGAACAACATCCGAAAACTCGTATTTGTCTTGAATCCGTTCTGCCAAATTTGTCATATCCTCATTAATTTTAGTACGAGTAACCTCTGCATAAATCTGAGTAGTCTTAATAGAAAGGTGTCCCATCATTTGTCTAAGGCTCTCTATTGGAACGCCTTGTGTTAGGCATACGGTAGTTGCGAACGAGAAACGGCTCATGTGGAATGTCAGCCGTCTATCAATACCAGCAGCTTTGGCAATACGTTTTAATTGCCAATTCATACAAACATGGTGTTGTAATTTGAAAACTTTCCCGTCTATGCCCGAGAACTCCGAATCCCTGTATCTTGCAAGAATCATTTTAGGAATATCCAACAGAGGAATATAAGAAGTTGTTCCAGTCTTTTGCCTGTCGAGAATAATCCACTGGCTACCGTCTTCCATCTCTTGAATATTGGAATGTTGTAGATTTCGCAGGTCAATAATCGCTATGCCTGTAAACGTCGAGAAAATAAACATATCACGGGTAAAACGCCATGTGGCAAGTTTTAATTTAGCGTGCATAATCCGTTGTATCTCATCATTGGAGAGCCACGGGCGTTTTGGTATCACCCGTTCGGGAACAAAGTCAAAGAACGGATTTTGCCGTAGAATTCCTTTATTACAAGCTCTCACAATTGCTTGACGAAACGGGTTCATGTTTGTTTTAACTGTTCGTGCCGTCATTTTTAAATCAATTTTCAGATAATGAAAATAGGCTTCCACAAATGGAGTGTCAATTTTGCCGAATGGAATATCGGTAAGGTTGTGCTTTTCTTGTAGAAACTCTTTCATGTGGCGGTAGGCATTGGTATATACTGGAAAGGTGCTTTCAGTTATACGTACACCAATACTTTTCCGTTTCTCCTCTAACAGTTCCGCAAATTCTTGCATCAAGGTATTGCGATGTACCCCAATACCACGCAACGCATTTTTAAGGGCTTCGGCAGTTACATAGCCGTTATTAGTTACCATATCCTTGTAGTAAGTGGAGATTTCATTGCGAAATCGCTCTATCTGCTTGTTTACGGATATGGATTCTTGGGATTTACCTTTTGCTGCCCCTGTTTCACCATCCCAGCCATCGGGTGTTATTTCCAATCCTGTACTAAAAGTCGTATTCTTGCCGTCCACCGTGATACGCCCAACAATCGGGCAAGCCCCTGATTTTTTGGTCTTACTTGTGTTCGGATAGAAAAATATAGCAAATGTACTTCTGTTTGTTTTCATGGCTTACTGTTCGTTATAGGTGAATTTATCGGAGATACGAAGAGATAATTGTTTCATATCGTTGCCAATCTTCTCATTATTGACACGGGCGTACCGTTGAGTGGTGTTTATGTTTTTGTGTCCCATCATTCGGCTAACACTTTCAATAGGAACACCTTGAGACAGACACAGTTCCGAAGCGAAAACGTGCCGTCCGACGTGGAATGTGAGTTTGGTGGTAATATTACAATGTTTGGCAATGATTTTCAGCGCATAATTTATACGTCCCTGCCCTAATAGGTGGAATACGTTATCTCCCTCTCCCAATCCTCTGTATTTCTCTATAATCTGCATTGGAATATCCAACAATTTGACATGAAACGGTATTCCTGTTTTCTGTCTATCGGTGGAAATCCACAAACTGCCATCCTCTTCGGTAATTATCTCTTTCCAAGTAAGTTGTTTTAAATCCACATACGGAAGCCCTGTAAATGCTGCAAACACAAACATATCACGGATAAAACAAAGGCTTTTAGATTCTAATGGAGTGGATATAAGCCTTTTGAACTCATCTTTCGTTATCGAGCGTATTTTGAAATCGGGCTTTTTCAGTTTGAAACCAAAGAACGGTGGATGCACAATTAGTTTTCGGTTCAGAGCAATACGCACAACCTTGAACAGCACCAACATAGTAGATGATACGGATTCATCCGTCATTTTACGCTCCACTCTTAAATGGTAATCAAACGCTTCGATAAAGGGTAGGTCTAACTGGTTTAGGGGAATATCCTGAACATTGTACTTGACTTTCAGAAAGCGTTTTACTTGTTTGCGGATAGTGATATATTTATGGTAGGTGCTTTCTGCTCTGTCTATTCCGATACGGGTCTGAAAATACTGCATCATTTCACTAAAGAGGACGAGTAGTGTTGTCTGTGCCGATGCTATGCCTTGAAAGGCGGTCTTAACTTCTTGGGCGGTAACTGTTCCAGTTCGCTCTAAAATATCCCTGCAATGCGCATGTATGGAGAGATTAATTTTATTAATCTCTCTGTTGAGTTCAACGGCAACACGACTTTTGCCGATTGCCCGACCTGATTTTACACTCCAAAGCCGTTCTTCGATTTTCAGTTTTGAGCCGAATTGGGCGATGGTGTTACCGATGATGATTTTTCCGACAATCGGAAAAACGGTATCAGGATTTGTTTCTGTTCTCTCCGTGTTTCCCTCTCGTTTGAGGTAAAAGGAGACTTTAAGTTCGTTGTTCATAACGCTCACATTTTTAAGTTCGTAAAATTACTTTCTTTGTGAGTTATTTGAACAATGTA